TCTGGCGAATTGGGTCACGGGCGCGCTGCTGGTGCTTGGCATGATCGGGCGATTGGTAAAGCAGGGGGATGGAACATGAGCAGCGTAGTCAACCTTTACGACGGCGGGCCTGCATCATCGGCGGGAAACCCTGACCTCGTTGATCAACTAGAAGAATTGCTTGAGCGCGCCAAGGCCGGTTCGATCACGGCAATGGGCATGGCGATTGTAAACAGTGACGGGTCCGTGGGCACGCGCTGGTCTGGCGGCGATCTGACCATTCCAATGATTGCGGCCATATCAATGTTGCATCACGAATTTCTAACCGGGGTTGGGGGTGGCACATGATCGCCGCAATCCTATCCAGCCGCCCCGTGCGCTGGATTATAGGCGCAGGGGTGGCGGTCCTTGGGTTTCTGGGCATCATCATGGCCCAGCGACGTGACGCCGCCAAGGATGCACTCACACAAGCGGAAAATGCTGAGGCTCGGAACTACATCAACACGCGCAAGGAGATTGACAATGCGGACCTTGGTATTGGTGCCACTGATGCTGGCCGGATTGAGCGGCTGCACGACATTGCAAACCGGAAGCGCAGCGGCGGTGATTGACGCAAGCGCGCCGTTTGTCGGCCCGTGCGCCGGTGCATTGGCTGGCGATGATCTGCCTGCCGCGCGTGAGCGATGCTTGCCGATACTGGTCATTCTGGACGGTGCGCTATGACTGATCCGCTGCGCGTATCGTGCCTGCACGAGGCGGCAACCCTGACCGCAGGCGATAGGGAAGCCACCTATGGCCCGCCCGTCCAAAACATGCAGCACATTGCGGACATATTCAACGCATGGACTGGGCGAGACCTGACCGCGCGGGAAGTGGCCCAGCTTCACATTGCCACCAAGCTGGCGAGAACGCAGACAAGCCCGACACACCGGGACAGCTACGTTGACACAATGGCCTATCGTGGGATTGAATACGAATGTGCGGTTGCCGCACTGAAATAGGGATAGACACCATGAAACACATCATTGCCGCCGCCGCACTTGCGCTTGCTGCATCTACCGCGACCGCGCAAGACTTGCCGTGCCTGTCGCCGGAGCAGACGCCGCGCATCATGGCTGATCTGGGCTTTGCGTTGGAGGTAGACGCGCTTGGCATCATGGGCCAGGGTAGCGGCCCGGTGCAGATTTGGGTTCACGCGGACGGCTCATGGTTTCTGTTTCTCATATACAGCGACGGCACCGCCTGCCCCTTCATGCGCGGCACTGAATGGTGGACCGGGGAGTTGATGTAATGCCTACGCCGCCTCTATCACATGAGGCGATGCAGGAAGCTGTTGAAGCAAACGCAGCGCACACAAGCAAAGCCGCCGCCGCGCGTTCGCTTGGCCTTCACCCCAACACATTCACCCATCGGTTGCAGCTTGCGCGCGAGGCGGGGCTGCATCTGTCTGAGGGCGCACGGGCGATGATGCAACTGTCCGGTCTGGGTGGCGCGGAAATCAACGGCGGGTGGGTTGCGGTCCTGGATGACAATGGCCAGAAGATCGGCAATAACCGATGGACCGCGTCAACGTCATCCGAAGAAACAAGCCAATTCCTTGACATGATCCGGGGCGCGATCGACGATCTGCGCGACGAGACATTCCCGGCGTATGAAGTTCGGCCCGCACCTGATGGCGATTGCCTGCTGATCATTGACCTTGCGGACGTGCATGTCGGCAAGCTGTCTGTCGAGACCGAAACGGGCCACACCTACAGCCGCGAAATTGCCGTGCAGCGGATGGTTGAAGGCACGCGCGAATTGATCCGCAAGGCAGCGGGATCAGGTATCGGGCGGATCCTGTTCGTTATCGGCAATGACGTGCTGCATGTGGATAACGCGCGGTCAACAACGACAAGCGGCACCTATCAGGACAGCGCGGGCAGCGTCCACCAGATTTACCGAGATGCGTTTGCAGGCTATGTCAAGTGCATCGAGTTGGCACGCCTTACAGCGCCCGTCGATCTGATATTCTGCCCGTCAAATCACGATTGGCTTATGGGGTGGTGCATTGCGCAACAGGTCGGCACTTGGTTCCGCAATGCGCCGGACGTGACCGCGACCGATTACAACCTGTCGGAACTGCACCGCAAATACTACCGTTTTGAGGCCAACCTGATCGGCCTGACACATGGCGACGGTGCGAAGGAAGCGGACCTGTATCCGCTGATGATGACCGAGGCCCGCGCGCATGTTTCAGACTGCCTGCACCGCTACTGGTATCTCCATCACGTCCACCACAAGACGCGCAAGGCGGTGGGTGTGACGACACACAAGCGCGAAAAAGATCACATCGGCATGACCATGATGCACAACGCCGCGCGCAGTATGGAGGGCGACAACGTGCAGATCGAGCATGTTCGCAGCCCGTCACCGCCTGACGGTTGGCATAATCGCAATGGATACATCAATCGCCAGGCGGTGGAGTGTTTCGTGCATCACCCATACGACGGGCAAGGCGGGCGGTTTACTGTGTGGTTCTAGGTGCATTGCCTTTGCATTACCAAGCGCGGGCGTCTATTGATCCTCTGGAACGGGATTGATCATTGCCGCATCAATCAACCTCTTAGCCTCTGCCTTGGCCTTCCCGCGCGTCTCGTGGCGACTGCCGCCCCGCAACATTTCTGGACGCCCAAAGGCGCAAGTGACAGCCGGATAATACCATTCAGCGCCCCATGATTTTGTCGCCGTGGGCATGCCTGCTTTAGCTGGATATCTAGCCATCGCCTCAATCCTCTTTGCTTGCGATGTGGGCGTCGCGCGCCCACTCGCGCACCAACAGCAGGCGCTGGCGCTTGGTAAGGCCCGGCACCTCACGAACCTTCGCCAGCAGGGCGTCAAGCTCAGCGATTGTGTCTGCATTGGTTTTCATGCGCCACACTCCTCTTTTGCAATCTTCTCATTCACGGCCCGCAAATCTTCCCGCGCTTGGGACAGCGCATCCAGCCTGTATTGGCCAAGTTCGCTTTCCCCTTTTTCCAGCCAGCGAACGAACCGCTGGAGTTGCTGTTGCTCTTCGATCAGATCATCCATCAAAAAGCCCCCGCCATCATCACAGCTATCGCCACGCAGATAAAGATGCACAGGAACAGCGAAACGGCGTCAACGATCCAGCGGCGAATGCGGCCCCTCATGGCTTGGCATTCGGTGCGGCGGGTAGGCGCATCCAGTGGCTAGGCTCCCAAACATCACTATCCCAATCAACCCAGTCGCCATCGCTGTCTTTGCGCATCACAACGCAACCGCCAACGTAGCTTTTGCCCACATACCCAAGAACCTCACCACCATCCGTTGGCGCGGTCTCAATATCCCGCCACCTTTCCACCTCTACAGCCTCGCCCAAGTCACGATCCCGGAGCGCCGCCCGTAGCGCGTCCACGTCGTCAATGTGGATGAGGTCATGCAGCATCTCGTGCAACTCTGACCAGTCGTAATAGGTCAGATTGCCGGGACGTGTGTTGCGCACGACATCTAGCCATGCGAGTGTGTTTGCGGTGGTCATGTCGTTCTCCTCACTTCGTTGGTTTGAATATCGAGCCGATACCACGGCCCGCTAGGTATCCCGCAATGCGACGGCCAATGCGCTTGGGTATGGCCGTGCCGGGGTTCTTGTGGGTCAGGGCTTGCACGTCACCAGCGATCTTGGCGATGGCGTAGAGGTGGCCGCGCAGCTTGCTGATGGTCATAGGTATTTCGCCGTCATCTGCGCGACCCATAACCGCGTCACAACGGCACGATCTTGCGCCGTGATCTGCCGCAATTTCTTGCCTTCCTCCTTGCGCTTTTCAAGGGATGCTGCGGCGGTCAGTGCATCGTCTGCCGCGTCAAGCAGCATAATCATTCGGTGCATGTCGTAATCATCGACTTCGATTTTCATTGTGGTGTTCTCCTACAGTGTGGTGTTCCCCGGCGCGTGGCCGGGGGTTGGGGTTATGCGGCGCGCATATAGACAAAGGTTCCGCAATCATCAATCACAGGTTCGCCGTCTAGAACCATGGCGTTTCCGAAGTATGATGTCAGGTGAAACTCAAGATCTTGGTTAACGCAGTCTGTGCTGAACGTAAATTCACGTTCGCCGCGAATTGTGATTTCAACATCGCTACCAACGATTTTGCTGATTGTATTTTGCAGCAATGCTTTGCGGTCTGTTGCGGTCATCTTCGTATCTCCTGGTTGCGTTTCTCTTACCCCTGTATAGGACCAATGGCCCCCTACAGTCAA